AAGGTTTTAATGCTACTGGCGAATATGAGGAAGCCAGCTACCACGAAATGCTCGAGTCAATTCAATCAAACGACTTGACCCCATTCGCTGAGCGTCATCATCAACTGGTTATTAAATCATTCGTTGAGCCACAGCTCAAGAAAAAGCTAGATCTCGAAACTACATTGAATTGGCTCCCACTTGATACGCCAACTGCCGAAGAATTGGCTGCAACCAATTTAAGCAAAGCTCAGACTGGACAAGTGCTTATTGGTTCGGGTGCTATCAGCAGCGAAGATGAGCGTCAGCGTGTAGCAACTGACAAACAGTCAGGCTACAACGAGATCGGTATTCTTGAGGATCAAGATCCTGAAGGCGAGGAACTCGCTGAGGAAGATTTTGAGAAGGTGCAAGACGGTATTTGGACTCCATTGCCAAAGAATGAGGAACTCTCCTACAAGACAACTGACGGAGATTTTGCTGATCCTGAAGATGGAGAAGGTCCAGTAGGAAAAATGTTGCAAGTAACCCAAGACAAAGATCCCTGCTGGGAAGGTTACGAGCAATACGGCATGAAAGACAAAGACGGCAAGCAAGTTCCTAATTGCGTTGCTCAAGACGATGCAAAATTTAGAGAAGAAGATCATCCAAGAGCTAAAAATGGACAATTCGGTTCGGGCGGGGCTAGTGCAGCTCCTGAGTCTAAAGAGTCTAAAAAAAAAGAAGTAAATAATGAAGCTGCTGGATCTGCTGAAAAATCCCCTGAGTCTGCTCAAAAAGAGCTCCCTTTGGAGGAAAAGAAAGGATCAGCACAGGCAAAAGCAACATTCCAAAAAGTCAAAGAGCTTCCTAACGGTGGATATGTCGACCAACATGGATTCGAGCATTCACCCGGACTCAGCCAACATGAGCGAGACATTGAGGACAATTTTTACAGCGAAATCTTAAACAACAAGCAAAAGCTGCTTGCTGACTATAAGTCGACTTTCGGCAATACGATTGATCCCGACCTCGTTAAAAAGCTGGACCCTGAGTTTGCAAAAGATCCGTCACTTGCTGCAGCCGTACATGAGCCTAGCTCATTGCTCTCTAAAGAGATTTGGAAAACTGCACTAGCAGATAAGAAAGCAGCCGGAGATAAGTCTCCAGTGCTGTTTACTGCTGGCGGTAGTGGCTCAGGTAAATCTGAAGCAATGGGATTGGCTAAAGAAATCCTAGGTGCTCCTGAAGATTCATTGACATTCGATTCTGTCCTTGGCAACTTTGACAAGTCAGTCGCTAAAATTAATGAAGCACTCAAGGGACAAGACGGTCCAGTAGACATCATTTATACCAATGCACCGTTAGAGCTGGCTGTTAAGCTCAACCTGCAACGTGGTCGCACCGTCCGATTGGATACGCAGCTCAATGCTCACTTTCAAGCTTCAGAAAATATCAAAAAGCTTGCTGAGCATTACAAAAATGATCCTCGGGTCAATATCACAGTGGTCAACAACAGTGGCGATCCTCCCGATTTAGCTGAAGGAAAGCTAAGTGACGTTCCTACTTACAGTGATCCAAAAGCTGTCAAAGAGAAAATGGTCAACTACGCTAAGTCTGCCGTAGCCAACGGTCAAATCGTTGGTCACGACAGAAAGCCTTTGAAAGATGCTAAACGCAAGCTGGAGATGCTGCTGGCATAAGACCCATTGCAATAGTGGTGGCTACGACATCGTAGTCATTAATTTTTTGCCCCATGAAGTTATGTTGAGCAACGTAACGGATTTTTACAAGCTCTCCAGCCGAGTTATAAGTTTTGAGAATATCTGTCACAGTGCAAAGCCTTGGGACTTTGCCACGAGTCTTAAATTGGGTTCCGATTGGGTATTCCATTTCAAGCTCCTAAAAGATTTTGATAGTAGGCAAGCAACTGCTCCGCAGCGTTTACTTCCTCGGGGCTGAGGATGCCAGTAGGCAACTTCAACTCCTGCTTCAAAGCATTGACTAGAACTTTTACTTCGATTTCAGATACTTGATACATGATTGATCCTTTCGTGTGATCGATTTGATTAGTTTTCTCTGTATTGCTCAATTGCTACTGCCATTGCTGCTTCCGCTGCTTCCAAGCTGCCACCAGCAACTAAAACATTACGAGCTGCAACGTCAATGCGACCTAAATTCATAATGTTGAACTGGATGCAGTTGCCAATGCGATTGAAGATTTCGTTGACTTGGCGATCCATAACTCTATTTGCGTTTCTCATTTTTAAGCTCCTTGAAATAAAACAGCGTAATTACGATCCAAACCCTGCATGATTCGCTCAGCACGTTCGGCTCCGAAAACATACTGGAGAAACGGGACTGGCTCACCCTGAATGGGAACCCGATTACCGAAACCTCGAACAACCAACAAAGCATTCATTTCAAACTCCTTTCGTGGAAGACTTACTACACTCTTAGTATCATACTAATTAAGCATAGTGTCAAGTAATTTGAGAAATATTTTTAGGGTGTTGCATTTATCATACACCTCAAAAAAAGATCAAAAAAGCCTTGACCTCATGCCAAATAGGTATATACTGAAGGTGTTGTCTTTGATAAATCACGAAAGGAAATCAAAATGAGAGTTCAAGAGCGTTGCAGATATGTCCCAGCAGGTTACGAGTTGGTCGCTGGCGAATTAGATCTTGGCATTGAGGTCTATGCCGATCAAGTTCGTTGCGTAGCAATGGGATACAGTGGTCGCAGAAATCGTGCTGACTTTAATTACCGTTTCAACAACGTAGAGCGTATGAATGCTTACATTGCTGACTACATCAACGGAGTGCGTGAGCGTGTTGAGCGTGTGGCTGCAAGACGTGCTGAGCGTGTAGTTGCTGCCCGTAATGCTGTTGTGAATGTCGGTGACATTTTCATGGCAAGCTGGGGTTACGATCAGACAAATATTGACTACTTCCAAGTTGTTGCGGTGCGTGGTCAAATGATGGACGTTCGTGAGATCGGCTGCTTGAGCGAAGGAAACGGATTGCCTGACCAAGGCGTGTGCGTCCCAGCTCCTAATAACTTCAGGGGCGATGCAAGAAGGGTTCGTATCCAAGCTTACGGTGATAGCGTTTGTTTCAGGTTTGCCAGCTTTGCCAATGCTTACAGGGTCGATCCTGTTGCGGTAGTCGGTGGAGTTCCTATTTATCCACAAGCAAGCTGGACAGCCTACGCATGATGACCAACAAACGAAACAGAGGGGGGATGGGATACGTCCCCTTGGGCGAAGAAATTATTCAGGCACGAGGGCATTTATCCCAATCCAAAGCAGCCAGTTTGATCTATACTACCCAAGCACGTTGGAGTAATTACGAAACTGGTAAAAGCCGAATGCACCCGGCTCATTGGGAGCTATTCCTTAGAAAGAAAGGAGAAGAAGATGCCTAGCTTTGAAGAAGCCAAGAAAAAATGGCTTGAAAAAATTGGTAATAAGTCTTTTGCTCAACTCGAAGACGAAAGAGACGTTGAGAATGATGCCAAGGCTAAAAAGCTTATGACTCCCGAGTATGTAGAAAACTGGGGCAAAGTCAAAGAAGATGCCAAAGGCAACTAAGAAAGTAAATGGTTTAGTCGGTGGAGCATTACGACCTAATGCGAGTATCGCTGCCGACTACGCCAAGCCAACAGTCGATCTAATTGGCTTGATGTCTCGAGACGTTGAGAGACAGTTAAAAAAACTATTTAAAGAAACTAAGTTCGGGTTTGCAGAGGATGCTTCAATATCCAGCAGAGCCCGAATCCTATTGAATTGGCTGCTTGAAAAGTGGTCAAAACGCTTTAATGAGATCGCCAAGAGCTCTACGGAGCGAATGATAGAGCGCACTATCAGGAACTCAGCCGTAACGCTGGGGCTCTCGTTAAAGGACGCTGCTGAGGATTTTAAGATCGATACTTCCTTTAGGAATGCTCAGATCAACGATGTAATCAAAGCCAGCACTCAAGAAGCTGCAAACCTTATCAAAGTAATTCCGCAAAAATACTTAGCCGAAGTCCAAGGGCAAGTTATGCGAAGCATTACAACTGGCAAAGGAATGGAAGATCTAGTCCCCTTCCTGACAAAGAAATACAATGGCAATATTCGTCATGCGAGAAACACTGCGCTAGATCAGACTCGTAAAGCTTATCAATCAATCAACACTTCAAGACTTAAAACTCTCGGGGTGAAGAAGTTCATATGGATACACTCGGGCGGTGGTAAAGAACCTCGGGTGAATCATATTAGAATGTCGGGTAATGAGTATTCATTCGACAATCCCCCTGTAATTGGGGTAATGTACGGGGAAGAAGTGCGGGGATTACCCGGTGATTTACCAAATTGCCGATGTATTTGCAAACCAGT